GCGCATCACGGGCGTGCCGAAGCTCGATGACGCCAACTGGGCCGGTACGCACCGCTCCCACGAGTGCACGCTTATTATTACCGAGGGTGACTCGGCGAAGGCCCTGGCCATTGCCGGGCTGAGCGTTGTAGGCCGCAATGCCTTCGGCGTGTTTCCACTCCGGGGAAAGCCGCGCAATGTGCGGGACGCGTCGGTAAAACAGGTGACCGAAAACGAAGAATTTTCGAATCTCAAAAAGATCCTCGGGCTTCAACATGGTAAGGTTTATAGTTCACTGAGAGAATTGCGGTATGGTCGGCTTATGATTATGACCGACGCCGACCTGGACGGATCTCATATCAAGGGCCTTGTCCTCAACATGTTCCACGTGTATTGGCCCCAGCTGATCGGCTTGGGATTCGTCGTCAGCATGGTCACGCCGGTCATCAAGGCGGGTAAGGTGTGGTTTTTCACGGAGGAGGAGTACCGGCAGTCGCTTGCGACTGGCGTTGGAGGGGCCTCGGGCTCAGGGCGACAGTCGGCTGCGCCGACTGGAGTGAAGTACTACAAGGGTCTCGGCACTTCGACCAGTGCAGAGGCCAAGGAATACTTCAAGCAGATCGAGCGGCTCACAGTCGCCTTCAATTCCGATCCAAAAATGAATGAGTCGATGACTCTGGCGTTTTCCAAAGCGCAAGCTGATGATCGCAAGGGGTGGCTCACGGCCCACATGGCAGCGCCGCCACTGGGGGTGCCGTACGGAAAGGTTGATACCCTCACGGTCACCGACTTCATTCATCTCGACATGGCCAACTTTAGCGCCGAGGACATCAAGCGCTCGATCCCTCACGTGGCTGATGGTCTCAAGCCGTCTCAGCGCAAGGTGATCTTCGCGTGCCTCAAGAAGAACCTCACGAGCGATATGAAGGTGGCGCAGTTGGGCGGCTACGTGGCTGAGCAGACGGCGTACCATCACGGCGAGGCGAGTCTGCAAGGGACGATCGTGAATCTGGCTCAGAATTTCGTCGGGGCGAACAACCTGAACCTGCTCGAGCCATCTGGTCAATTTGGAACGCGACTCGCGGGCGGCAAGGACGCGGCCAGCGCTCGTTACATTTTCACACGCCTGTCACCTCTGACGCGCAAGATCTTCGACCCGGCGGACAATGCAGTGCTCGAGTACGTGTTCGATGACGGTCAGCAGGTTGAGCCAGAGTGCTACGTGCCCGTAGTTCCTATGCTCCTTGTGAATGGCGCCGAGGGTATCGGTACCGGCTTCAGTTGCTACGTACCGCCGTACGACATCGAGATCCTGAAGCACAATGTCCGCTGTGCCCTGACTGGGGTGGCTATGGTCCCGATGGTTCCTCACTTCAATGGATTCAAGGGCAAGGTGACCAAGACGAAGGATCACACATGGGTCCTTGAAGGCGCCGTGGTCAAGGAGGGCGCGCAGCTCCACGTCACGGAGTTGCCTCCGGGTAAGTGGATTCAGGATTTCAAAGAGCATCTGGACGCCCTGGTCGAGAAGGGCACGATCATCAAGTTCGAGAACCACTCAACGGAGACGACACCAGACTTTAGAATCTGGGGTGCTGAAGGTCTGGAGGACCCCATCAAGGACTTGGGCCTGACCAAGACAATTCACACCTCAAATATGCACCTGATCGGGCCCAACGGGGCGGTCAAGAAGTACGCAAGTCCAGAGGAGATCCTGGTCGACTACATTGGGATGCGTCTTGATATTTACAAGAAGCGCAAGGCGTGGCTACTCAAGCAATTTGATTCTGAAATTGGATGGCTCTCTGAGAAGGCGAGGTTCATCCGAGATGTGGCCGTGACGCCACGAATGAATGTGCTCAACGTGCCCTTGGCTCAAATCCAATCTCAGCTCCGTCGCGAGAAGTACGCGGAGGCTCTGTGGCCCAAGCTGCTCGACATCAAGACGTACCAGTACACGAAAGAGGAGGTTGACAAACTCATGGCGCTGATAGCCAAACGCCAAAGCGAACGTGCGACTCTCAAGGCGACGAGTGTGACCCAAATGTGGATTAATAATCTGGGCGAGTTGTAGTAGGTGATGGCCGAACCGGCGAGTCGCATTATGGATCCCATCTGGGACGCCATGAACAAATATCACATCATTGAATTTGAACAGAAAATTCAGAACAAAATACTGAAGGCTCTCTTTGGTGACGCGGCCCCTTTGGACGCCGCCGCCTCCACGGTGGCTCAGGCGCTGCCTCCAGCGTTCTCACCGCAGCCATCAGCCGCCTCTGCGGCCATCGTCGAGGAGCCGGCCAGGACCATATCGGTCACGGGATTTTACAAGGTGACGGGGCCGACGGAGCTGACGTTCTACGCCACGACCACGTGGCCTGGATTTACAGTGGGTACGGGCTGGAGTATAGTGGGCGTCCCGGGCGTCATAGGCAACTTGCGTGTTTCGAGTCCGGCAGTGGGCGAGTCGGGCGCCGTGGCCACCACCCCCTTGACGACCGAACCCTACAACTGGAAATTCACAATCCAATCTGATACTAACCAGTACATAGATGACGTAACACACGTCATGGGTGCTTACCTTTATCCACCGGGTCAAGAGCAGTACCCGAGCCAAGAGCGTTCGGGACCCGTATATGGGTACTATGAGGTATATCGTAACATTACTACTTTCTACTTCACCGCAGCACCCCCCGAAGGCACGACAGTAGGGTGGTACATAGTGGGACTACCTACCTTAGGAGCTAGTAAGATTTCAGAATTTAACGAGAGAATTACAAGCGTCAACCCTGAGAATGATGTGGTCGCCACTTCGACCGCCGTACTCCAGCCTCTGGACGGCAAGCCCGTCCCGAATACCGGTCGCAGAGTCTACGTGAGAGGCGGCGGTGCCATGGCCGTCGAGCCCAAGTTCGTCCCAGTTTTTGAGCCGGGTACATTTTCCACTTCAAATTTGGAAGCGCGCGCACCGGTCGAGATCAATCCGGTCGTCATGGGTGGCAAGAGAACCAAGTACATGAGAGATCTCGGAGAGGATATGAATGAGACGGCCACATTTGACGCCAAGATGACGGAGATAAAGGACCGAGGGTTCAGTACCGGCTCGGTTCTGTCTCTGCACGCCGTAGGGCCCCAAGACGAGTTCATGTCGAACCGCGACTATGGCAAGTCGCAGTGGAATCCTGAATTTAAGCAGCACACAAACTTTGTAATGTATCAACGAGTCATACCTTTCCCACCTCCTAGTCCCACGTATGAAAACCAGACCATCCAACTCGAGCTCCTCCCCCAGACACTTGGCCACCTCCTGTCCAATATGTACTTTAAATGTACAATTCCTCGTGAAGGGACGGGGTATGTCATCAATGAGAATATAGGACGGGCCCTCATAAAGCAGGTGGATCTCCTTGTGAATGAGACGGTCATCGAGACTCTTTACGACGACTGGTACATAATTCGCGACCAGGTGTTCCTTGATGCCGATGAGCAAAAAGGCATGTTTAGCGTGGTCGGTGGTCTCAACTCGAACGTGTCCGCCGCGACCTCGAACACCAACATCGACGTCGTTTGCCCTCTTGAGTTTTTCTTTTGCCGCCGGCACTCTCACGGCAACACCGACCGTGAGCGGATTCGCAAACCCCACTTCCCTCTGTGCGCCATGTGGAACCAGAAGTTGTACGTCCGATTCACCTTCCACCCCGTCTACTGGTGGTCTAACGCCACTACTAATTTCGATATGCTAAACCCGAAGCTCATCACTGAAGAGATTCTGTTGGAAAATTCAGAGAAGCTTTACTACCAGAACACTCAACTCAGATACATAGTACCCAAAGTGAAAAAAGAGTCGACGCTTGAATTTTCAGGAGGGGCGCCCCAACTCCAACTCACAGCCAACTTCCCCGTCCAGAGTCTCTTTTGGTTCTTTAGGAACAAGAATTACGAATCGACCCGAGACGCGGCGAGTGCACCGAGTGGTCTATACTACGACACCCGGTACAACTACGGTTACACGTCAGACTATATTCAGACGGGCGTGACCCTACAATTCCCATCTTCGAATAACATCCCTAATAACTACGTGGATGTGATTGATACCGCCAAGATCACTCTGAATAACATCGATATTCTGAGTACGTTTCAAGGGTCTCTGTACTACTCCTTTAAACAGCCCTTGGAGCATGGCTTGTCAGCCCCTTCGCGCAATATCTACATGTACGCCTTCGGGTTGACGCCCAAGGAGTACAATCAGGGAGGGTTTCTTGATTTTTCAAAACTAAATTCGCAGACGAGCACACTGACACTGACTTTCAACCCGACATACACCTCTCAAATCACACAGGGATACAACCTATATCTGTTCTATTATGGATATACGGTTCTGGACTTCCGGGAAGGCTTTGCCCGTCTTCCATTTGCTTAATGAGGCTTTCCTTCAGATAGCCGATGATGCCGTTAATGATGCACCACTTGATGAAGTTGAGTTGGGCGACCGTCGTCGTCAAGCCCTGGAATTCGATGCGAGTCGTCCGGCAGAACGGATCGAAGAGCTTCTTGGAGTACCCGTCTAGACTCGACTTGTACGCAACATGGACCGTGAACATCTTGCCGTTCGGGGCCGTATAGGTCACGTGTTGATTCTTGGAATAGTT